CTGGGTGATCTCTCTTCAATGACCGTTGAAGAGATTGCCGAAGCTATCGGCAAAACTGCGCGTGGTGTAAAAACCATGCTTACTCGTCGTGGCCTTGTTGCAGAGGACTATGACGGTGCTGCTCGAAAAGAAAAAGCAGCAGGTTAATTTTTTTGTGAGGTACGGTCTTTTGGTGACAGAAGACCTCAACCGGATGCTTGGACAAGGCTACTCCTTGTACCCTGCCTCATTTATCTTCGGGGGAAGTGTTGAATATTGCGAGTGCTTTAATCAAGCAGGTGTTGGCGCTGCAGGACTTTGAGACCTGGACGTCCGTTCGCAAAGACTATTTACCTAATGAATACCACACTATCTTTGATGTTGTGGATAAGCATTGTGAAAAGTTTCATTCACTTCCCACTTTCGAGGATCTCAAGTTTGAGGTACGAGATACTGCAACAGTAGAAAAGCTCTTTGCAATAGAGAGTATAGAAGTGGAAGCTGATGCTTTCATGCTTCTACAGTACCTTAAAAATGAGTATACGCAGAAAGAGATCTTAGACTCTCTTGAAACGTATATCGACAACTCTGTAGCTTTTGAAGATGCAGAGGAGTCAGTTGCACATTTACATCAGATTGTACTCGACGTTGAGAAAAAAGTCGATTTACAAGAACCTCAAGAAAGTATGCAGCGCATAACTTTATTTGAAGATGATACTGAGATTGGTAAATATCTGCCTCTTGGTCTAAATGCAGACTACGACCGTGAGATTCAGTTCTCTCCCAGAGACTTGGTTCTTATTGGGGGTCGTCGCGGGGCTGGTAAATCTTTAACTTGTGCAAATATTGCTCATAGTGTGTTTGAGAGTGGCAAGTCGGCTATGTATTTCACTATTGAAATGGATAGTCGATCCATTCTCCAACGCATATGTTCTATCGCTACTGGTGTACCCTTTTCACGACTTCGGACAAAGAATCTGAGCGTGACAGAGTGGCAGCTAGTAGCAGGCTGGTGGGCCAATAGGTTTCAGCAAGGCCAAGATAAATTGATGGAGTACAACGAACACCGTGACTTTGAGAAATTTCATCATAATTTAACAACAAACTGTGAGCTTCTCCCGACTCAACAGGTTGATGTGATTTATGATCCAGCTTTGACTCTTGCAAAAATCAAAGCAGAAATGGACAAAAAAGTGAAGTCTCTTAATGTTGCGGTTGTTCTTGTTGACTATATCAATCAGGTCAAACGCTCTGCAGTACCTTCCCGCATGGGACAATACGATTGGACTGAGCAGATAGAGGTGAGCAAAGCCCTCAAATCTATGGCGCAAGAGTACGAATGTACTGTTGTGACTCCATATCAAACTGACGCAAGCGGTGAAGCGCGTTTTGCAAAAGGTATACTTGATGCAGCGGATGCTGCTTATGCTCTTGAAACTTATGACCAAGAGGATGCAGCCATCACGTTCAACTGTACTAAAATGCGTTCTGCCGCTATGCGTTCTTTTACTTCTACTGTCGATTGGGAAACAATGAAAATTGGTCCAGACTCTGCAATGACTCCTTCTGAACGAGAACAGTCTGAGCATAAAACTGGCGAAGACATTGACGATCTGTAACAAAAATATTTCTTGACATTTTTGTTGAAAGCCTGTATAATATACGTTCACATTTCGGAGAATTGTATTGATTATACACGGCAGCATGAATCATACCTATTCTGGTAGACGTAAGAACAAATTGAAAACAAGGAAGAAAAAACAAGCAGAGTTTGTGCCTCTCAGTAGAGAGAAGCACTCGTTTTCGCCTGCGTGGTGGGAAGAGAAGAAAAAAGAAATGAAGTCTACTCCATTTCTTCCCTTTGAGCCAAAGCAGCTTGACGATACTTCATACAGAGAAGAAGTAAGTAAAAAGTATACTGTAAGTATTCCATACAACAAAGGTGCATACCAAGTTGTTCCAAATGACGAAATAAAAAATATTGGTAAATAATATGATGACACTAAACAAAACTCTGATAGTAACAATGGAGGAGTGTGGTGAGCTTACTCGTGCCTGTGCTAAAGTAGTACGTCATGGCATGGATGAGGATCGTAAGTATCGAAACAATCTCATGGAAGAGCTAGCGGATGTACAAGCAATGATACATTTAGTTGTAAGTGCTGCTAGTTTTAGTCCTGATTATATAGAAAAACTAGTTGATAAGAGACTAGAAAAAATGGTAAACCCTCACTACGAATGAACGTACAAGAACTACTAGAGCAAAAATCGGTACACTTTATACAGAAGGGAAAAGACTATGTAGTTAGATGTCTTAACCCTGAACACGAAGACCGCAATCCAAGTATGAGAATCGACCAGATTGATGGTCGGTTCAACTGCTTTTCGTGTGGATATAAGGGTAGTATTTTTGTTCATTTCGGTGAAAAAGCATCTATGATGCAAATGAAGCGAGAAGTAGTAAAAAGAAAAATACAGGAAAAGCGTGCAGAAAATATCGGACTTACTTTCCCAGCTAACTATATGCCTTATGTTGGAAATTGGCGTAATATTTCACCCAAAACATATAAAAGGTTTGAAGCTTTCGAGCACACAGGAAGAGACTACATTAGTAGAATAAACTTTCCTATTCGAGATATATCTGGAAAGATAGTAGCTTTTCAAGGTAGACACACTGCAGGTGGGGAGCCTAAGTATAAATTTACTCCTCCTGGTGCAAAGCTGCCGCTCTTTCCACAGGTATCTCCCAAGCTAGGAGAGATTATCCTTGTTGAAGGTATTTATGATGTAATAAATTTACATGATAAAGGTCTTAAAAATGCAATGTGCTGTTTTGGCACAAATAATATAAATGAAGATAAGCTACGTATGCTGCAAATGCAGGGAATCAGTAGAGTAGCTGTCTTTCTTGATGGAGATGAGGCAGGCCAAAAAGGTGCCACAAATATACAGGTTATGTGCGAGAAAGTTGGTCTCATAGCCAGGAATGTCTATCTCAAAGACTTAGACCCTGGTGCACTTACCGAAACCCAAGTTAGAAAACTGGAGAATAAATTATATGCCTAAAGTTGCATTAGTAGAAACAAAACCTAGCCGCACAGACTTTACTCGTGAGTTTGATGGGGCTTTTGACTTTGATCAGTATCAACTTTGTTCTGATCCTACACTTAAAAAAGTTCTAAAACGAGATTGCGATATTTCAATTGACACCGATGAGTATGACTGGGTTGTACTCGTCGGAAGTGATGCTCTAAAATACTTTACAAAAATAAACTCAGTTACAGAGTACTCTGGCAAAAAAGTGGAGGAAAAGTTCCTGCCTGTTATAAATCCTGCGATGCTTGCATTTAAGCCAGAAGCACGCAAGACCTGGGAAGACTCCAAGAAAAATATTATTGCCTACATCAATGGTGAGATAGAGGATGTTGTTATTGATGAAAGCATTGCTATGGGCACCCAGGATACTCAAGTAGCAAAAGAGTGGATTCGAGGAGCGCTAGCACATAGTGGTGACTATATTGCTCTTGACTCAGAAACAAACGGCCTGTACCCTCGAAATGGACATATGATCGGTATTTCTATGTCCTATAACGGAAAAAACGGTATCTATATTGATACTGAGTGTTTTGATGATGAAATAGAAAAGATGCTACATGAGCTTTTTCTAAAACGCAGAGTAATCTTCCACAACGCTAAGTTTGATATGGCATTTTTTCAGTATCATTTTGGATTTGAGTTTCCTCGGTTTGAAGATACCATGTTGCTCCATTACCTCATAGACGAGAATCCTGGAGGACATGGCCTTAAACAGCTCTCCCTAAAGTTTACTGCATTTGGTGATTATGAAAAACCAATGTATGATTGGATTCAAGACTACAAAAGAGCAAACGGACTAAACCAAGAAAGTTTTCAATGGGATATGATTCCGTTTGACGTAATGAAAACATATGCAGCAATGGATGCAGTGTGTACTTTTCTGCTCTACCAAAAATTCAAGAAAATTAAAGAAAACCCAAAGCTTAAATGGGTATATGATAATATTCTTATTCCTGGCTGTCGTTTTCTAATTGATGCACAGGACAATGGAGTGCCGTTTGATCGCCAACGACTACTTATCTCTCAGGGATTGATGCAGGATGATATTGATGAAGCTATCCAATCTTTGTATGACGTACCTGAAATAAAAAGATTTGAAGAAGCACAGGGCAAACAGTTTAACCCTAACAGCACTGTACAGCTGCGTTCTCTTTTGTTTGATTATATAGGTCTCAAGCCTACCGGCAAAAAGACGGGAACAGGAGCAAACTCTACAGATGCAGAAGTACTACAACAGCTTGGAGAAGTACATGAAGTTCCAAAACACATACTTAGCATCCGACAAAAGTCAAAGATCAAAAATACATATCTTGATAAAATCATTCCGCAGCTTGATAGAGATTCTCGCCTTCGGACTAATTTCAATCTTCATGGCACTACTAGTGGCCGACTTAGTAGTTCTGGCAAGCTAAATATGCAGCAGCTGCCTCGCGACAATCCAATTGTAAAAGGATGTATCAAAGCAGCGCCTGGCAATAAAATTGTTGCAATGGACTTAACTACCGCAGAAGTATATGTTGCAGCAAAACTTGCAGATGATGAAGCACTTATGGATGTATTCCGCAGCGGCGGAAACTTTCATAGTACGATTGCTAAAACAGTCTTCAAGCTACCTTGCGATGTAGAAGATGTTGCCGAGCTTTACGGAACTCAAAGACAAGCTGCAAAAGCAGTAACATTCGGTATTATGTATGGGGCTGGTCCTTCAAAGATTAGTCAACAAGTTACAAAAGACTCAGGAAAATTATTCAGGGTATCAGAAGCTAAAGAAGTTATTGATGATTATTTCGGCTCTTTTCACCGTCTTAAAAAGTGGCTGGAGACAAATCAAAAGTTTATTGAACAGAATGGATTCGTTTATTCGTTTTTTGGACGGAAACGACGACTTCCAAACGTATTATCTGAAGATGCTGCTATTCGTAGTCATAGTATTCGGTCTGGGCTTAATTTTTTGGTACAATCGCCTGCTTCAGATATTAATCTTCTAGGTGCAATTGATATGAATGACTATATACGAGTAGAAAAGATGAAATCTCGTATCTTTGCACTTGTGCATGACTCAATACTTGCAGAAGTTCCAGACGAAGAAGTTGAACAGTACAGTAGAGCCCTCAAAATGTTTATTCAACTCGATCGCGGTGTATCTATACCAGGCGCTCCTGTTGGCTGTGATTTTGATGTACATGAAGATTACTCCTTGGGTAAATTTGAGAAGATGTATGGTCATAACCTGGAAACAGCTCAGTAATATACAGTTTCCTGTATTTGCTCTTCCCTCTTCAAATTGGGAGGAGCAAGACAGGTTATTATATGTTGATAACCAAATAGTGGACGATAAAAATATGCCAGGAAAAACTCTTGGCATGAGACGTTTACAGACTCCAGTAAAAGAGTTGTATCCCTTGCGCGGATCTATCGCAGCTCCTATATCTCTAATTCGCCAAACTAGAATCAAAACTTTCATAGATAATGTCGGAACTCCATTTATCTATGAAAAAACAACATCGAGTTCCTTAAAATATTACAAAATAAGAAAGATAGAATTAAAAGATGTCGCTTCTGTTTTGTGGTTAAATGGAGTATCGTTTCCTTTTAAAGTTCCTCGCCCCCCTAAAGACGGCCTTAGCTGGGCAGGAGTTTTACATGTAAAAGAAATTCCTTGGTTACTGTATGAGTACTCAGAAACTAAAAAAGCTGACACTCGAAGAAAAGTATAAATTTATGGCAAACAGAAAAAATAAAACACTAAATTCTTCTGGACTGACTCTACACGATATAGAGCCTTTAACACGAAATCAAGTTCTAGCCTTTGAAAGCGAAAAAAACATGATTCTTCACGGTGTAGCGGGTACAGGAAAAACATTTATCTCTTGCTATCTTGCATTTGATGATATGATAAAAAATTTGTATAAACAGCTTATTATCATAAGAAGTGCGGTTCCAACTCGAGATATTGGTTTTTTACCTGGAAGTGAAAAAGAAAAAGCCTCTGTATATGAAGAGCCCTACAAGGATATTGCAGTAGAACTATTCCAGCGGGGAGATGCCTATGAGATACTAAAAACAAAAGCACTAGTACACTTTATGACTACATCATATTTAAGAGGAGTTACTCTTAAAGACGCAGTTATAATTGTAGATGAGTGTCAGAATATGTCGTTTCATGAGCTAGATTCTATAGTAACTCGGGTCGGAGAAAACTGTAGAATTATTTTCTGCGGTGACTTTCGACAAGCAGATCTACAGAAAAACGGCTTGCAAGAATTTATACGAATACTCAAAGCTATGGATCAATTTGATTTAATAGATTTTGAGATAAAGGACATTGTACGCAGTAACTTTGTAAGAGATTACATTACTGCGAAAACGGATCTTGGTCTGTGAAGGCAGTAATAAGTAATAGAGTATATCTAGAAGTAACGGACGAGTATAAGGACTTTCTCAGCAAAGAACTAACGTATACAATTCCGTCTTACAACCCCAAAGACCCGCCTCTTGTAATAAAAAATATGTCACGAATAAAATCTGGCTTGGTTAGCATTCCTGTGGGTAGAGTTGACCTAATTCCGAAAGACTATGAGATTGTAGACAAAAGAGAGGTTATAAAAGCAGACTTTCCAGATTTTAAGTTTGAATTACGAGAAAGCCAAAAAGCAGTCTATGATGATTTGAATGATAATGCTATAATAAACGCTTGGGTCAGCTGGGGCAAGACTTTTACGGGTCTTGCAATAGCAGGCAAACTAGGTCTAAAAACACTTGTGGTTACCCACACAGTTCCTTTGCGTAATCAGTGGGCAAAGGAGGTAGAGAAAGTCTATGGAATTAAACCAAGTATTATTGGAAGCGGTAGCTTTGATACTTCTGGTCCTGTGGTTATTGGCAATACTCAAACTCTTTATCGTAATATACCAGAAATACGTCGAGTATTTGGGACAGTTATCTTGGATGAGATGCACCATGTCTCGTCTCCGACGTTTTCTAAAATTATAGATACAAACTATGCGCGATATAAGATAGGCTTATCAGGGACTATAGAAAGAAAAGATGGAAAGCATGTAGTCTTTCGAGACTATTTTGGTCATAACGTATTCAAACCACCAAAAGAAAACTTTATGCCTCCAAGTGTTCATATTTTGAACTCAGAGATAAGATTTATGGATGGGGCCAGAATACCTTGGGCTAATAGAGTCACTGCTTTAGCTAATAATGAAGAATACCGCCACACCATTGCTTTGACTGCTGCGGCCTACGCAGCAAAAGGTCATAAGGTACTGGTAGTAAGCGATAGAGTGCATTTCTTGAAAGCTTGCGCCGAACTGGCTGGAGAGGATGCAATATGTGTTACGGGCGAGGTTTCGCATGAAGATAGAGAAACGTACATATCCGAAATCAGGAGTGGAAAAAAGAAAATTCTATTTGGTACGCAAGCTATCTTCTCTGAAGGAATCTCAGTAAATAACTTAAGTTGTCTTATTCTTGGTACACCTATCAATAATGAGCCTCTCCTCACACAACTTATTGGACGAGTAATACGAAAAGAGGAGAATAAGAGAGACCCCGTGATTGTAGATATACATCTAAAAGGAAACACTGCCAGAAAGCAGGCTTCCAATCGCATGGGTCATTACATGAAACAGGGCTATGCAATTAAACAACTGTAAAAAAATAGTTCTTGACATTTATGGTATTTTTTAGTATAATATATGTTCTTTTATGACTGGCCGAAAATCTATGACGCATCGCAAGGTAGCGTGATAGAAATTGTACGAATTTTTAGGATGATTGTTGAGAAACAAATTCCTAAAAACAAGTATGATCCTATCTATAGATATTCGCAGAAAAACTTTTCTGGGATTAGTTTCATGCTACATCCTGACGTTCTTCTATACCATTCATTTAAGTATAAGTACCGTGAAATTGCACAGTACATAAGTTTGTGCGCTCTGCGTTCATCAGCGGATTTTATCTCGACACAAGACCCGTCTCTTGATGTAATTTTGTTGCCGGGATTAGATCCAGAAAAAATTATAGAAAACAATAGGCTACTCATAATAGATGAAGATAAAGTTTATTTTCGATATGAAGAAGTCAATCCAAAGGAGATACATTAACAATGGCTATTAAATTCAACCAGCACAAAGGTGCTGCACAAAAATCAAATATCACTTCTTTTCAGTATACAGATGGTGATAACAAGTTTCGATTAGTAGGCGATATTCTTGCTCGCTATGTATACTGGATTAAGGGCGAGAATGACAAAAACATTCCCCTGGAGTGTTTGTCTTTTGATCGTAATAAAGAGTCTTTTAACAACATGGAAAAAGACTGGGTTCGTGAGTATTATCCTGACCTAAAGTGTGGCTGGAGCTATGCAACTCAATGTATTGATAATGGTCAAGTCAAGGTTGTAAACCTCAAGAAAAAGCTGTGGGAACAGATTATTACTGCCGCAGAAGATTTAGGAGATCCAACAGATCCCGAAACAGGCTGGGATGTACAGTTTAAGCGAGTAAAAACGGGCCCTCTGCCTTATAACGTAGAGTATCAGCTACAGGCTCTTAAGTGCAAATCGCGTGCTCTAGGCGAAGATGAGCTTGCTTTGATTGCAGATCTCAAATCTATGGATGAAGTTATGCCTCGTCCAACGCCAGATGCCCAGAAAGAGCTACTAGATCGTGTTCGTGAAAGTGCGGGCGATGAAATTGATGAGACTATTGAAGACGAGTTTAAAATTGCATGATTTTATTTACTGCTGACTGGCACATTAAACTGGGACAAAAGAATGTCCCAGTTGAGTGGGCAACCAAAAGATATAACGAATTTTTTGACCAAGTGCATCAACAATCAGAGAGTTGTGACATGCACATCATTGGAGGAGATTTGTTTGATCGCATACCTACAATGGAGGAGCTTTCTCTATACTTTTCTTTTATACGAAAGGTAAAGAAGCCCACTCTAGTATATGACGGTAACCATGAAGCAACTCGTAAGAATAGAACATTTTTTTCACAACTTAAACAAGCATCAAGAGATATCAACCCATTAGTAAATGTGGTTGATATCTCTTATGTTGATGAAGATTTAGGTTTTGGTGTACTGCCCTATGCCGATTTACACAGAAAAGACAGCATAGAGCATTTTAGTACAGAACAACCTCTATTCACTCATGTGAGGGGCGAAATACCTCCTCATGTAAAACCAGAGGTAGATCTAGATCGTTTTGCTGATTTTCCTGTAGTGTTTGCAGGAGATTTACACGCACATAGTAACACACAAAGAAATATTGTATATCCAGGTAGTCCAATGACCACTTCTTTTCATAGACAAGAGGTTGAAACAGGCTACCTTCTTATCAATCCCAAAGATTGGTCGTGGGACTGGTGGCCTTTTACTCTGCCTCAGTTACTAAGAAAAACAGTAACTAATCCAGCAGATATGATACCCACTAATTATCATCACACAATCTATGAAATAGAAGGAGATATACAAGAGCTAGCTTCAGTAGAAAACACAGAGTTACTTGACAAGAAAGTTGTAAAAAGAAATTCTGAAGCATCCTTAATTATTGAAAAGGATATGACTTTAGACGAAGAGCTGGTAGAGTACCTAAAATATATTTTAGAGCTTCCAGAAGATAAAATAAGTAATATTTTGGGGACATATAATGATTACGCTCAAAAAGCTCAAGTGGAGTAATTGCTTTAGCTATGGCCCAGACAATGAGCTACAGCTAGACGATAACACTGTCACTCAAATAATTGGTACAAATGGTATGGGCAAATCGTCTATACCATTAATTATTGAGGAGGCACTATACAATAAAAACTCAAAAGGCATCAAAAAAGCAGACATACCGAATAGGTATATAAACGACGGCTATGATATTGAGTTGGAATTTGAAAAGTCTGGCAAAGAGTATTTAATTCGTATAAATAGAAAAAACAACATAAAAGTTGCTTTACTAGAAGATGGAGAAGATATATCAAGTCACACGGCTACAAACACCTATAAAAGTATACAGGACATAGTGGGAGTAGATTTTAAGACTTTTTCACAGCTTGTTTATCAAAATACAAATGCTAGCTTACAGTTTCTTACCGCTACCGATACTAATAGGAAAAAGTTTCTAATTGATCTGTTAAGGCTGGAAGAGTACGTTCAGTTATTTGAAGTATTTAAAGAAGCATCACGAGAGTCTTCAAATAAGATGATTGAGGTATCCTCAGAAATTACAACTATTGAAAAATGGTTATCAAACAATAAACTTGAGGCTACCAATATACTACCACTATTAAATTTAGAAATTGATACGGAAGAAGATGAGAAGACATTCCGTTCTCTTTCAGTAGAACTTAAAAATATTTCCGAAAAAAATAAAAAAATTCTAAAAAATAATCACTATAAAGAAATGCTGGGCGGGATAGATATTAACAAAATACAATCCTCATTAGAAACACTTCCTCCTACAGAGTCTTATGACAAATATCAGAGTATCATAGGACAGGTAGAAGGTGCTAAAAGAGCTTCTGATAACATGATGCAAAAGCTTGAGCAATTAGGAGATAAGTGCCCTACTTGCGAGCAAGATATAGATGCAGAGTTTAAAAATGAGTTAATCAGAGCCGAGAAAAAAACTCTCGAGTTTCTAGCTTCAAAGAAAGAAGATAACGAAGACATCATACGACAGATAAAAAGAAATAATGCTGCTAGAACTAATTTATCCAATGCGCAGAAAGAGTGGGAAGACCTTTTCAGAAGTATAGACAATACTTTACCCACTAACCTTCTTAACGCAGAAGAGCTGCAAGAAAAGCTAGATGAAGTAAGTGCAAAACTAAAAACTGCAAAAGCAGAACTAGCTAATATTGCTTCACAGAATGAAGCAATTACAAAGAGAAATACTAGAATTGAGATAATTCAGGCCCAGACAGATGGTTTTATACAAAAACTAGCTGCAGCACAGGAAGTTTTAGATCAGCAAAAAGAATTAGACTCTAGCTTAGAGATTCTAAAGAAAGCATTTAGTACAAACGGACTTCTTGCGTATAAAATTGAAAATCTAGTAAAAGAGCTAGAAGAGCTAGCAAATAGTTATCTTGCAGAACTATCCGACGGTAGATTTACGCTAGAGTTTATTGTATCAAATGATAAATTAAATGTGCAGATTACTGATAATGAGAATATTGTCGATATTTTAGCGCTTTCTTCTGGGGAGCTAGCAAGAGTAAATACTGCAACTTTGATAGCTATTCGTAAACTAATGAGTAGCATATCAAAGTCAAGAATAAATATACTTTTCTTAGATGAAGTTATAAATGTTCTTGACGAAAGTGGCAGAGAAAAGATGGTAGAAGTATTACTACAAGAGGATTTAAATACCTATGTAGTGTCACACGGCTGGACTCATCCTCTTTTAGAAAAAATAGAGGTTGTCAAAAAAGGAAACGTGAGTAAACTTGAATGGTAGATGAAAAATTACAACTAATTCTTTTTAACGAAGAGTGTAGGCAGAGCAATCAAATAGAGCTGATAGCAAGTGAGAACTTTGCAAGTGAGGCTGTAAAAGAGCTTTGCGGTAGTGTTTTTACTAATAAGTACGCTGAAGGTTATCCTGGTGCTCGTTACTATAATGGTTGCGAGTACATGGATGCTGTAGAAAGATATGCACAAGAATTAGTTCAAAAACTATATGGCTGTTCATACTCTAATGTTCAGCCCCATAGCGGGGTCAATGCAAATACAGCAGTATATCAAGCATTTCTAAAGCCAGGAGATAAAATTCTTGGAATGGACTTAGCTAGTGGAGGTCATTTGAGCCATGGTGCAAAACCAACTTTAAGCGGTAAGGTATATGAAGCACACTCTTATGGTGTAAAAGAAGACGGCTGGATTGACTACGAACAAGTAGAAAGGGTTGCCTTAGAGCAGAATGTGGATATGATTGTAGCAGGTGCAAGTGCTTACTCTCGTCATATAGATTGGGGTAAATTTAGAGATATTGCAAAAAAAGTAAATGCCTATCTTTTGTGTGATATGGCGCACTACAGTGGGCTAGTCGCAGCAAGAATGTATCCGAGTCCGATTCCTTTTGCCGATGTAGTTACAAGCACTACTCATAAGACACTACGAGGACCAAGAGGTGGTATGATTCTTTGGAATAATCCAAATTATACTAAAAAAATAAATAGTGCTATTTTTCCTGGAACACAGGGCGGACCTCTTATGAATATGATTGCTGCAAAAGCACAGTGCTACTCAGAGGCATTACAACCTTCTTTTGGGCATTATATATTTAATGTAATTAAGAATGCTCGTACAATGTCAAAAGTATTTACTGACGCAGGATATAACGTAATTACGGGAGGAACTGATAGTCATCTACTTCTTCTTGATTTAAGTGATAAAACCATCAGTGGAAAAGAAGCCGCAGATAGACTTGAAGAGAATGGAATTACTGTAAATAAAAATGGTGTGCCCAATGATCCTCGTAATTTTATTGAAACAAGCGGTATAAGAATTGGTACGGCAGCAGAAACAACAAAAAATAGATCTAACTACTGGTTTCAAGACTTGGCGGGTATGATGATCGAGATATTGGAGAAGTAGTGGTAGACTCAAGAGCAAAAGGGGCGAGGGGGGAGTATCTCGTAAGAGATATGTTGCGAGAGCATACTGGACATCAGTTCGAAAGAGTTCCTAGCTCTGGCGCACTTGAGTACTTAAAAGGAGACTTATATGTTCCTCATGCAAAAAATAAATTTTGCATAGAAGTAAAGAACTACGCAGAGTCTCCTCTTACAGATAAAATATTTACAGCAAGTAAAACTAATAACTTAATACAGTGGTGGAAAAAACTAGAAAGACAAGCAGAGCAAGGAAGTCAAGAGCCTTTACTGTTTTTCAAATATAATAGATCACCAGTTTTTGTAGTAACGGTAGAGCCGCCCAGTAAAACAGAAGAATATATGTTTATATGTTTCTTAAACTGTTTTGTCCTGCTTGCAGAAGAGTGGCTAACCAAAGAAAAGGTAGAATTTTTAGATGGCATTTAACTTTACAGATAAAATAGTTGATAATGATATCAACTGTACACTAATAGTAGATGCCTTAAATTTGGCGTTTAGATGGAAGCATCAAGGAAGAACAGATTTTAGATATGAGTATCAAAGAACTATTCAATCTTTAGCAAAATCTTACGACTGTAAAAATGTAATAATTACAGCAGATTTAGGCTCTTCTACTTATAGAAAAGAGATAAATCCAGAGTATAAACAAAATCGAAAAGATAAATTTGCTGACCAATCGGAAGCAGAAAAAGCAGATTTCGAAGAGTTTATAGAGGAATATGAAGCAACTCTCAGTCTTTTACAGGAGGACTATACATTGCTTCGATTTAGAGGAGTAGAAGCAGATGATATTGCTGCTCATCTAGTCAAAGAAAAAGATAAGTATGACTTAGAATATATTTGGCTTATTTCAAGTGATAGGGATTGGGATTTACTCATAGGAGAAAATGTTAGCAGATTCTCTTATGTTACACGTAAAGAAGTAACATTAGAAAACTGGAGCAAACACTATGATGTAACTCCTGAAGAGTTTATTTCTCTTAAATGCCTTACCGGGGATAAAGGCGACAATGTTCCAGGAATTCCTGGAATTGGACCAAAAAGGGCTGTGGGGCTTATAAAGGAATATGGAGATGCTTTAAGTATTTACGATGCCTGTCCTATTGAAAGTAAATACAAATATATTCAGTCATTAAATGAAAACTATGAGCAAATACTACAAAACTATGAGCTTATGGATCTAATCACATACTGTGATGATGCTATAGGCGTAGAGAATGTATCGGTGATAAAGGGGATAATGAATGCAAATTAACTATAATCGTGATAATTATCTATCTGAGTTCAGTATTAAAACACTGGAAGATAGATATTTAATCGGGGACGAAAAATCTCCCCAAGAAGCATTCGCTCGTGCAGCAAAGTGTTTTTCCGACAATGAAGCACACGCCCAGAGACTCTACGACTATGCAAGCAAGTTGTGGTTTATGTTTTCTACACCTGTGCTTTCCAACGGTGGAAGTGCTCGTGGAATGCCTATAAGCTGCTTTTTGAATTATGTAGACGATAGTAGAGAGGGCATCACAGACCACTATACAGAAAATGCTTTTCTATCTTCCGTTGGAGGAGGAGTTGGTGGCTGCTGGAGCGGGGTTCGGAGTGTAGGCTCGAAAACGAGCAATGGCTCCGAAAGTACGGGTGTAATACCGTTTATGAAAGTTGTAGATGCTGAAATGCTTGCTTTCTCTCAGGGAGTAACTCGACGTGGAAGCTATGCAGCATATCTTGATATGTCTCATCCTGAAATTGAGGAGTTTTTAGATGTCCGTAAACCTACTGGTGGAGATATTAACAGGAAGTCTACTAATTTGCACCACGGCGTTGTTGTCTCTGATGCTTTTATGCAAATTATTGAAAACGCTACTAGAGCACCCGGTTTCGACGATAGCTGGGATCTTATTGATCCCCATAGTAATGCTACTGTAAAAACAGTATCGGCAAAAACACTTTGGGTAAAACTTATTCAAAATCGTGTTGAAACGGGTGAACCTTACATTATGTTTGGTGATACTGTGGACGAAAGCGTGCCAGAATTTCAGCAAAAACTTGGATTAAAAGTTCATCAATCAAATCTATGTTCTGAAATTACACTTCCTACAGATAAAGACCGCACAGCGGTATGCTGCCTGTCAAGTGTAAATTTAGAAGAGTATGATGAGTGGAAAGATAATGACCAATTTATTCCTGATTTGGTAAGAATGTTGGATAACGTACTACAGTACTTTATTGACCATGCTCCGGATCAGCTATATCGCGCAAAGTATAGTGCAATGAGAGAAAGAAGTATTGGTCTTGGCGCAATGGGCTTTCATGCCTATCTACAACGTCATAACACTCCATTTGAGAGTCCTATGGCAAAGAGTAGGAACATGCAAATGTTCTCACGGATTAAGTCGGAGGCGGAACGTGCAACCAGAGAGTTGGCTAAAGAAAGAGGTGAATGTCCTGATGGAGAGGGTTACGGTGTTCGGAACGCTCACCTTCTTGCTATTGCTCCTAACGCCAGTAGCAGTATTATCTGTGGTAATACTTCTCCTTCAATTGAGCCTTACCGTGCTAATGCTTTTACTCAGAAAACTAAAACGGGGAGCAGTTTACTTAAAAATGAATATCTCGAAGCTGTCCTCCAGGATCTCGGTCATGACACCGACGATGTCTGGAAAAGTATTGTTACGAGTAACGGCTCTGTACAACACTTGGATTTCTTGGATGATTGGACGAAAGACGTCTTTAAAACGGCGGTGGAAATCGACCAAAGATGGGTGATCGAGCTTGCAGCAGATAGACAAGAGTTTATATGCCAAAGCCAATCACTCAATGTCTTTTTTCCTGCGAATGTATCAAAACAAGAACTTCACGCTATACATATAATGGCCTGGAAAAGAGGAGTAAAAACTCTATACTACTTACGAAGCGAAGCGTATAAAAGAGCAGAAACAATTTCAGATGAAGTCTTACGCGCTAGAATCTTTGAAAGTATAGACGATGACGGTTGTCTTGCTTGTGAGGGGTAGAGTTTGGACGATTTGGAAATACACAATCGGAAGTTTTAGCGATGAAAAAACAGCCGAACATGATAATATTGTAGCAATACTACGAACTTTGATTGTTCTTGTCAACTTTATAACCTGTTTCTTCATCATGGCGAACGTAGTTCACAATTGGTAAAAAAATGAATTTATTGCAGGAAAGAGAATATTATAAACCTTTTAATTATCCGTGGGCATTTGAGCACTATAAGAGTCAGCAGCACATGCACTGGCTTCCTGACGAAGTGCCGCTTGCAGATGATTTAAAAGACTATCGGGAGAAAATGACTGAGGGACAGAAAAAGTTGCTATCAAGCCTTTTTCGTTTCTTCACTCAAGCGGATGTTGATGTGTGTTGTGGATATGCAAAGCATTATCTACCAACATTCAAGCAGCCAGAAGTAAGAATGATGCTATCTGCCTTTGCTGCTATGGAAGCAGTACACCAGGAAGCATACTCTTTGCTACTTGAAACACTTGGATTCGGCGATGACGAATACCAGAAGTTTTTTGAGCACAAGGCTATGCTTGATAAGCATGAATATCTACATGATTTTGGAATGAATACGCCCATGGATATTGCAAAAACCATGGCTATCTATTCTGGATTCACAGAGGGAGTTCAGCTGTTTAGTAGTTTTGCTATTCTACTGAACTTTCCTCGCCATAATCTAATGAAAGGTATGGGACAGATTGTTACATGGTCAATTCGTGATGAAACATTGCACGTTGAAGGTATGTCACAGCTATTTCGTACTTTCATAAAAGAAAATCCAGAACTATGGACAGACGATCTAAAATATGAAATTTATTGTGCGGCAGAACGCACGGTAGAGCTTGAAGATGCGTTTATTGATCTTTGCTTTGAGGGAGCGGAAGTTCCGGACCTTACGCCGGAAGAAGTAAAAAGCTATATTCGTTATATTGCAGATCGAAGACTACTAGGTCTTGGATTAAAGAAAATTTTTCTAAGCGAAGACAATCCTCTTCCTTGGTTAGATTATATGTTGAATGGTGTAGAACACACCAATTTTTTCGAGAACCGTGCCACTGAGTATTCGCGCGCTAGTACTACAGGTAATTGGCAAGACATTTTTAAATAAGGAACCTTACTATGTCCGAAGTTGACCAAACTGAAGAAAATCCTGTATTGAACTTTAATGGGCAGGAATATCCTATTGCAGATCTTACAGACGAGCAGAAATACCTTGTAAATCAAATTCAAGATATTGAAAATCAGTTGTCTCCTTTACGAGCAAAAACTCATCAGCTCACCCGAGCAAAAGAGGGTTTTGTCTCAGATCTAGAGACAGCACTAACTCCTCCAGAGGAGTAAAAAGAAAGGGGCTTCGGCCCCTTTTTTTATGATGACCAAGCTGGCATATTTTAAGGCCCTTGTTGTCCTGAAGTTAAGTTATTCCATAGCGTATCGGGATTATATGTAAAAGTTGCCGTTCCATTTGAGTTTATGCCTCGAATTATGCTTTTAGTAGAAGATGAAGCAGTATTACCCGAAGCTCCATCACCTATTGCTGCATAATATGTTCCATTTGGCAGTGCGCCACTTCTTGTTGAATCATAGGTTCCATTTTTCCAGTAATGTAACTTTTTAGTGTTTCTATCAAGCATAAAAGAATAGGTAGCTCCCCCGCTCGCAGAACCCTCTCCTCCATAGTGTCCTGTAGTATTTGTAGTAACATCTCTTAAATGAAGATCAGAGTTAATCTTTGCAGTACTTATAAAACCTCCGCTATAATATGCTTGAGAAGAGTTAGTTGTAAACTCATAATATACTTTAGAAAGCCCTGATTGACTATTAGCAATAGTATAAGTAGTATGGGTAGCAGAAAGGGTTCCTAAGTTGCCTGCATTATATACCTCTATGTTATTTCCATTATCATTTAATTGCCATCCTGAGCCGCTATTGTAATAATTATTAGTTGTTGTCCAATTTACATACTCATAGAAAGCTAGTGAAAACGTTGAAGAAGCACTATTGGTTCTTACCCCATCAAAAGCTTTAAATCTAGCTGTAAATGTTCCGGCATTAGAAGCAGTAGTACTAGGAGTTACTGTAAATGTGCCCCCACTTTGACTAATTGTAGCTTGAGCCTGGTTAGCCGGGGTAGTATCATGACTATAAGTAATGGCAAAGCCTTCTGGATCTGTAGCAGCTACTGTAACAGTGGTTGCTGTTCCGTCTAAAGCCAAATCATAGCTAGCCGCCGGACTAGTAGTAAACTCAGGAAGCATATTTTGTCCACTAAAAATTCTATCCCACTCTGTACCGTCCCACCCATAAAAAGCTTTTACATCCGTTACAAAAGCTAAATCTCCGGCAGTATTTCCAGAAGAAGGAAGAGCTGCGATATTTGCATATGTAGTAACACCCCCGCTGCTGCTGACTAGAAGCCCAGCTGCCGCAGCTGCCGCAATTTCGCCTTTTACAATTAGCTTAGTTGCTGAGATAGCGGTTCCTGCTAACACTGAAGGAGTCCCTGCACTTGTTGAGAGTGTACCGTCGTTTTGTATATAATGAGACTGCCCAGGAGTTAACCCAGACTGAGCATCGTCTACAGAGCCAATAAGTTGAATTGTGGCAGTAGCAGAATTAGCATAAGCTGCATCGGAGACTCCTATATAGTTATTTGCTGTAAGATTTGTAGAACTCGAATCAGCAAGTTGTAGTACAACAGCCGTTCCACGATCAGAGTTTCCCCCGTCTTGATAAACAAATACTGACTTTCCTTCATTTGAATCAAATGTACCTCCCTGGTAAAAAATCGAGCCATTATTAGCATAAACTACTGGACTACCAAAACTAATGCTTGTACCAGATACAGTACCCGCTATTGCAGTCCCATAACTAGAGTTTCCTGAGTCCTCATAACCAACTACGATTTTATTTATATTTGAAGCAAAGTGAGCTGAAAGATAACTTGCGGCATCCGTTTCAAATACCGTTTCACTTCCAAAACTAATACTTGTTCCAGATACTGTACCTACAATTGCTGTTCCCCGAGTAGAGTTTCCGTCATCTCTATATAAAACAACAATTTTATCGTTACTCGAATCATGTACAACTTGTGTATATTCTATATTTGCTGTATTAAAAGTAGCATAGCTACCAAAACTAATACTTGTTCCAGATATTGTACCTACTTGTGCTCTGCCGTGCCCGCTATTTGAATGTGCTCTATAAGCAACTATAACTTTATTATTAGTTGAATCAAATCCAAGTGCAGTACGAAGATTGATTCCAGAGTAATAAACATATTCGCTACCAAAACTAATACTGTTACCAGATACTGTGCCTACAATTGCAGTTCCATAGCTATTATTGCCACTATCTCTATAGGCAAATACAACTTTATTTGCGTTTGAGTCAAATGTAGCTGCTAACTCTGTAGTATTTCCACTATTAAATACGACTTCACTTCCGAAACTAATACTTGTACCAGACACTGTGCCTACAATTGCAGTTCCATAAGAGCTATTATCACTATCTTTATAGCCAATTACAACTTTATTTGCATTTGAGTCAAATACAATTTCAATCTCTTGAGTATTTGCACTTGCAAATGCAACTGGAGTGCCAAAACTAATACTGTTACCAGATACTGTGCCTACAACTGCATAGCCATAAAAATTATTGGTATGTGAGTAAGCAATTACAACTTTATTTGCGTTTGAATCAAACGCGGCTCTAGCAAACCTGGTGGTATCTGATTCAAATACAGTAGCACTACCAGTACCAGCACTACTTCCTGTCTGTGTAACTGCACTTACAGTACCATCAGAGTTTACTACAACCATATCTCCATTTGCAAGGGTGCCGCTTGCAACTGCTGTAATACTAGGATTCGCTGCTGTAGTAGCAGTGATCTCCCAGGTGGAAGTACTACTACTATAGGTATAAGTTCTGCCGCCTGCTGTTATTGTAGCTCCATTACTCGGGCTATCTGTAAAATTAACTGCCATTTTATCCTCCTATCTGTTCACTCGATGGCTCAGTCCACTCCGAATTTAATGTCCACGTTGAATCGGCATAAATATATTTACAGCCGGTCCAGTCACTAGGGGGTGTAACATTCTCCACTACAGTAACATTACTCGAGTTTAAGTCTCCAATAATGAAGTTAGGAGTAGTTATAGAGTCTGAGTTAACAGATAGAGATACGCTGTCCTCAAAAATATATAGAGACCAATTATTTTCGTTCCTGATTATTGTTTTCATAATTTTTTATCCTTTTACAATTAATTTAGTTGCAGATACTGCAGTTCCTGCGAATACTGAAGGAGAATCTGCAGATGTTGAAAGTGTACCATCAGTTTGTACATAGTAAGCTTGACCAGCCGTTAGCCCGGATTGAGCATCATCTACTGAACCAACTATTTGAATTGTAGCAGTAGCAGAGTCTGAATATGCTGCATCTGCTATTCCTATATAGTTGGTTCCTGTAAGATTTGTTGAACTCGAAGCAGCAAGTTGTCCTACAACAGCAGTTCCATAATTTGAATTTCCTCCGTCTACATAAGAAAACACAGATTTATTTGAAACTGTATCAAAGGTAGATCCAAAAAAAGAACTATTTGCACTCTCTAATGTAATTTCTGTGCCAAAACTAATACTGGTACCAGAAACTGTTCCTGCTATAGCATTCCCGTAACTAGAATTTCCTTCATCCTGATAAGCAATTATAACTTTATTTGCTCCTGAATCAAAATGAGCAGATATGTGATTTGTGGTTGCATTGTTAAACGTAGCTTCACTGCCAAAACTAATAGTTGTACCAGAAACTGTTCCTACAATAGCAGCCCCAAAATAGCTGTTTGCTAAATCCCTGTACATAATAACTACTTTATTATTAGCAGAATCAAATACCGCATTATTATACTCTAAATTAGCTCCTGAAGAATTATAGGTTACTGATGAGCCGAAACTAATACTTGTACCCGATACTGTTCCTACTTGTGCTCTCCCGTGCCCACTATTTGAGTGAGCCCTGTAAGCAACTATAACTTTACCGTTGCTAGAATCAAATGCAAGAGCATTACGAAGACTAATTCCTGTATAGTAATTAACTGGAGTACCAAAACTAATACTATTACCCGATACTGTTCCTACCACGGCTGTTCCATAGCTAGAAACAGTATTATTCCTATAAGCAACTACAATTTTATTATTGGTAGAATCAAATGTAATTGCAGTATCTGAGGGATTGTGCGAAGCTACATTGACAGGAGTGCCAAAACTAATACTTGTACCAGAAACTGTTCCAACAACCGCTGTCCCATAATTTGAATTACCGTGATCTCTATAAAAAATCACAACTTTATTTGAGTTTGAGTCAAATGTGGCTGTAACATAGCTTACTTCTGCACTTTCAAAAACAACTGGAGTACCAAAACTAATACTATTACCCGATACTGTTCCTACCACGGCTGTTCCATATTGTGAGTTTCCAACGTCTTCATATGCAATTACAACTTTTCCGGAATTTGAGTCAAACGTAGCTGCAGTATAGGAAGTAGAAGCAGACTCAAATACAGTTGCAGATCCTACGCCTGCACTGCTTGATGTTTGCGATACTGCACTTACACTACCATCGGAGTTTACTACAACTAAATCTCCATTTGCAAGGGTGCCGCTTGCGGTTGCTGTAAGAGTTCCTCCGCCGGAGCCTTCATTGTCCGCAGCGGGAGCCCACTCACTTCCACTCCACTTTAGCACCTGGCCCGCGCTAGGACTTGTAGTACTTACATTTGTTAAGTCCGATAAAACGCCCGATACTGTTCCTGAGTCAGGATTCGCAAATTCAACCCATTGATTACTACTCCCATCCGCATAGTAAATATAGGGTGTTAGAGAAGAGGAGCTCCACCATAGATCTCCAGATGAGGGGCTGCCGGGAGCGCTATCTGAAACTGTTACAGAAGCTCCTCCGCTACTTTGTGCAGTCCAGCTTAAATTACCAGATCCATCTGTTTTTAATACATAATTTGCAGTTCCATCCGCAGTAGGCCAACTTAATCCATCAAGTATGATTTTTCCTGAGCCATTTGGAGTTATCGAAATATTTCCATTACTAACAGAAACAATGCTTTGTCCGTTTACATCTAAAGAACCTCCAAGCTGTGGAGTGGTATCTGCAACTACAGAGGCTATTCCTCCGCCGGAAGTAGAGTATCCATAGCTTAAAATCTTATCTTCAATTGCAGCAGAAGTCATTAGAGATGTATCATTGTTTGCAAAAGACTCAGAACTTAATTGTATAGAGTTAGCCGCAAACTCTGAAACTGTTAAATCTGCAACATTTAGAGTAACACTACCTGAGGTTCCTCCACCAGATAAGCCGGTTCCTGCAGTTACTCCTTCT